TGCTAATGATCTTGACCTTTTTACAGGATACAGAATCAAATTGATTATGGCTGGCACAAGTCAGGCACATGCACCTAGAATTAAGGATCTCAGAACAATTGCCGTAAGATGATAAGAGTTGAAGGGCACCAGCATCTTTATAGAGATGAAAAAACTGGTGCCATAGTCAATTGTGATAATGTGGCATACAATCAATATGTCTCTTCCCTCAGAAGAAGAAAATCTCAAAAAAGAGAAATTTCTGAAATGAGGAAAGAGATTGATGAACTCAAATCACTACTTAAGGAGATCTTAAATGGAAATGAATCCAAATGAAATCGAACTAGAAACTATGAGTAAGTCTTTTGCTTATGAGAAACTAGCAAGAGATGTAGATGATATCAAGGATCCTGATGTTTTAAGAGAGTTAGCGAAGTGTTATATCAAACTATATTTTAAACAACAAGAAGTTGTGACTAAGATAGGAGCACCGCAGATATAAATACATATTAGGTTCCCTCTATCCAGTTTATGGCTGATATTAAGGTAAGAGTAGGTCAACAACCAGCAGTTAAAGTTGCATCATCTCTTGGTGGTGCTCAGGGAGGTTCTTTAGCGGAACTAAGTGACGTTACTATCTCCAATCCAGGAGATGGTACATTACTCGTATATAATTCAACAACTAAAAAATTTGAAGGGACAAATACTTTAACCACTGGAAATGATCAGAATTTGACTATTAACGGTGGTGTGTTCTAATGGCAACAAAAATTCAACTAAAAAGATCTAGTGGTGCGGTACTACCATCATCCCTAGCATACGGTGAATTAGCACACATCTCTGGAATTGGTAGTTTTGGTGGTGATGATGGATTTAAAGATAGAATTTATATCGGTCACAATGATGTTGCCAATCCAACAATAGTCACAGTTGGTGGTCGATATTATACATCAATGATGGACCACGAACCTGGTGCCATTGCTGCTGTAACTAATACTGTTAATCATGACGGCGGTATTGTTGCGGTTCTTGATGACGATAGAAAAGTTGATCAATGGAATGTTGATAATTTAAGGCTTGACGGAAATACATTATCATCCACAGATACTGATGGTAATATTGTATTAACTCCAAATGGAAATGGAAAAGTTGTTATTGATAGTGAGGTAACTAGTAATAGTCATGTTACCTTTGAAAAAGGATTTACATCTAAAACGCACGCTTTTTTTGAAGAAGAAGTACGTATTAACAATATTGGAATTTCAACTGATCATATTAAAACTGTTAGTGGAAATAAATTATTCATTGACCCATTTCCTGATGGATTAAGTAATGAAGGCACTGTTATTATTAAAGGTGATCTTCAAGTTGATGGGACATCCAATGTTGTAAGTTCAACATCACTGAGTATTACAGATCCAATTATCACTCTTGGACTTACTACAACTTCAAGAACGGTGATGCAACCAGTTCAATCTGGTGTAACTACAATAACGATTGACTCTGTTACTGGTTTGAATGAGGGTGACTTAGTAAGTGGTTTAGCTGCTATTAGCGCAGGATCAACAATTACAAATATTGCTGATGCCACAAAAATAATTACTATAAGTAATGCCGTTACATCAGGAATAGCAACTGAATCTCAAATTACAATAACTGTTAATGTAGATACCAATACTGATAGAGGTGTTGCATTTGATTACAACACAGGATCTGGAGTTGGTGCTGGTAAAACAGGATTCTTTGGATATATTGATCAAACTAATTCTGGAAGTTCTGCTGTTCAAAGATCTTGGACATATATTCCAGATGCCGCTATTACTGGTAATGTTGTAACAGGTACTAGAGGTTACCTAGATATTAAAGGTATCTATTATCAGACTGGTGATTTTAGTACTAATGGAATGGTTTATTTTGATGTTAATGGTTTACAGACATCCACAGTATCTCCAGGTTCAGGAATAAGTACTTCGAATTTTGTAATGACCACTAATGAATCAAATGTTCCAACATGGACTGATATTTTAGATGGAGGACAATACTAATGAATGAAGAAGTTGATGTGAATGCTTTGATAACACTATATAATCAGAAAGTGGCACAATTATCAAATCAAGTAATATTACTGGAAGCAAAATTACAAACTTTGACTCAAGATTATAACGAATTGAAAGAAAAAACCCAATCTACATATGAATAGATAGAGAAATGGCAAAACCAACAACGAAACAAGAATTAATAGATTACTGCCTAAGAAGATTGGGTGCTCCTGTATTGGAAATAAACGTTGATGATGATCAGATTGACGATTTATTCGATGATACTATTCAATTTTTTAATGAGCGTCATTTTGACGGTGTTGAAAGAATGTACCTTAAGTACAAGATTACTACGGATGATATTGAGAGATCTCGTGGATTAAACACAGGAACTACAACCGTTAATAGCACTACTGGTGTTGGTATTGTAACTACAACCGGAACATCAGAAAACAGTAGTGTTGGTACAATTACATCAAATTTCTACGAAAATTCAAATTACATCCAAGTTCCAGACTCTGTAATTGGAATTGAAAAAGTATTTAAATTTAATACCAGTGAAATATCTGGTAGCATGTTCAGTATAAAATATCAGTTATTTTTAAATGACATGTATAGGTTTGATTCAATCGATTTACTTCAATATTCGATGGTAAAAACTTATCTGTCCGATATTGACTATCTTTTAACAACTGATAAGCAAGTAAGATTTACTAAAAGTCAAGATAGATTATATTTGGATACAGATTGGGGTGATTTGACTGCTGACGATTTCTTAGTTATTGATTGTTTTAGAGCATTAGATCCTGCTAATTTCTCAAAAATATATAATGACTCTTTCGTAAAAAGATACCTAACAGCACTTATTAAGAGGCAGTGGGGACAAAATCTTATTAAATTTAGAGGTGTTAAACTTCCAGGTGGAATCGAATTGAACGGTAGAGAAATTTATGAAGATGGTGAGAGAGAAATAGAAGAAATAAGATCAAAAATGACTAGTGATTATGAAACTCCACCCCTCGACTTTATTGGATAATGGCACTCAATCCCTTCTTCCTCCAAGGAGCACAATCGGAACAAAGATTAATTCAGGATCTCATCAATGAGCAACTGACTATTTTTGGAGTCGATATAATCTATATTCCAAGAAAATTTGTCAGAGAACAAACTATTATCAAAGAAATTCAATCATCAAAATTTGATGATAACTTTTCACTTGAAGCATATGTCAACACTTATGAGGGATATTCTGGAGCAGGTGACGTACTCACAAAATTTGGCGTTAGTTTGAGGGATGAAGTTGTTTTAACAATTTCAAAAGAGAGATTTGAAGATTTTATAACTCCATTCATGAACGCTGATTCTGATATTGAATTAGCAACAAGACCAAGAGAAGGTGATTTAGTATATTTTCCATTAGGACAAAGATTATTTGAAATTAAATTTGTTGAGCATGAGAAACCATTTTACCAGTTAGGTAAAACTTATGTTTACGAAATTCAATGCGAACTCTTTGAATATGAAGATGAAGTCATTGACACTGGTCTTGATATTGTAGATACTCAAGTTCAAGAAGAAGGATATATTACGACAATTCAGTTGGTTGGAGCAGGTGCTACTGCCACAGCAACCGCTACTATTAACACTGGATTTGTAAGAGAAATATTCTTGAATGATGATGGATCAGGATATACAAGTGTGCCAACTGTTACTATTTCTCCAGCACCTAACGTTGCTGGAAGAGTGGATGCTACGGCAGTCGCTATCACTACAGTTAGAGGTGGAGTTCATTCAGTTGAAAGTATAAGACTCACTAATGCTGGTGCTAGGTATTCAGAACCACCTACAATTACTATAACAGGTGGTGGTGGAACTGGAGCTGCTGCTACATGTAGTGTAGAGACATCTCTGAATGGCATGACTGCTATGAGTTTGGTGCTTGAGGGTAATGGATATACCGTGGCACCAAACATAACATTTACAACTGATGATGGTGGAACTGGTAATACGATTGTAAGTCCAACTGCTGTTCCTGTTATGAAACCCAGCACAGTTGTTGGTCTTGCTGTAAGTTCTTTCCAAATAACGAATACTGGTTCAGGTATGGTTGGAATTGTAACCGTAACAATCGGTGATCCACCATTTATTAGCACCACAGGAAATTATATTTTTAATGAAACTGTAACTGGATCTGTTAGTGGAACAGAAGGTGTTGTTAAAGATTGGGATCTTGATAGCAAGATTCTCAAAGTTTCAAATGTTGGCATTGGAACAACGGCTAAAGGATTTGCGCCAGGTGAAACTGTTACAGGTTCTCTTTCTGGATCCATATATGCTGTGGGATCATATAATAAAGATGATATATATGATGAGTATGCTTCTAATGATGAAATAGAAGAAGAAGCAGATTTGATCCTTGACTTTACACAATCCAATCCATTCGGTTCATACTAATGTTAGGCACATACTATTATCACGAAATTATTAGACGCACGATTATTGCGTTTGGTACCACCTTCAATAATATCAATATCAGACATCAAAATAAAGATGGTGACAGCATAAGTCAAATGAAAGTTCCCTTGGCTTATGGTCCTATGCAGAAGTTCCTGGCTAGACTTGAGCAGCAGGCAGATTTGAATAAGGCAGTTCAGATCACACTGCCTAGAATGTCATTTGAGATGAACTCCATCACATATGATCCAACTAGAAAGACTGGTATTACTCAAACTTTCAAGGCAGTTGGTGATGATGGCAACATGAAGAAAGTCTTTATGCCCGTTCCATATAATATTGGTTTTGAACTCAATATTTTGACTAAGTTGAATGATGATTCGCTTCAGATTATTGAACAGATTTTACCATACTTCCAACCTTCATTTAACTTGACTGTTGATTTGGTAGATGCTATCAACGAAAAGAAAGATATTCCTGTGGTTTTAGATAGTATTTCCTTTCAAGATGACTATGAAGGAGATTTTTCCACACGTCGTGCTTTAATATATACTTTACAATTCACAGCGAAGACCTATTTGTTTGGTCCTGTCGCAGAATCTTCCGATGGTCTTATCAAGAAGGTTCAAGTGGATATGTATAATGACACTAACATCCAAACCGCTAAGAGAGAAGTTCGCTATACAGTTGAACCAGATCCAATCACTGCTGGACCCGATGATGATTTTGGATTCTCTGAGACCACTTCTTTCTTCAGTGATGGTTCTACGTATAGTCCTACTAGACAGGAAGATCTGAAGTAATGTCTAATTTTGACCCTATTGATGAAGCATTGAATATCTCTAGTGATATTGTGGAAGTCGAAAAGGCGCCTATTAAAAGGGAAAAACCACAAGTCGATGATATTAAAAAGGACTATGAATATACAAGAGCAAATCTTTATTCATTAATCGAAAAGGGTCAAGAAGCAATCAACGGTATCATGGAACTTGCGGGTGAAAGCGCAAGTCCCAGAGCATATGAAGTTGCTGGTCAGTTAATCAAGAGTGTTGCTGATACAACCGATAAATTAGCAGACTTACAGAAGAAAGTAAAAGACTTGGAG